CCTAAGTCACGAATACGTAAACTTTCTATATCAAACTCTAAGTCAATCTTTTGCCCAACACCACTACTACTTCTAGTCTTCATAAGTTGTAGTTGATACCTGCCACGTTCTCTCATAGCACGACTTGTAAAGATACCAAACACATTGTCAGCAGTATTAATCTTACTAAGTCCACCACTTATATGACTGTGATCAAACTCTATCTCATCTACTGCACCTCTGTTCAACTGCGAAGCAGTAACAAATACACAGTTTAATTCTTTTGCTAGGTTACGTAATTCTTCACTTACATATTTGTCTTTCACAAACAAATCACTTGGAGATACTTTTGCACTTACTGGCATAAGCAAATCTAAATAGTCAATAAGAAGGAAGTCTACATTCCAACCATTTTTTATCTGTAATTCTTTTAAGTATGCTCTTACATCATTAACATTACTCTGTGCTGGCATGTATTTTATCTGTAGTTTGCCTGCCTTTTTGCCAGCCATCTTTACTTTCATCTCTACTGTTTCTAAATCTTTAAATACTTCCTTAGTAGATACATTTGTTAGCATACTATCTATTCTCATAGCACTAAGACCTTCACTTAGTTCTAGTGTCAAGTATACACCATTCAATCCATTTGTTATCCAGTTCACTGCTAAGTTCTGCATGAACAAACTTTTACCACTACCAGATCCTCCAGCAAATATATTCAGTTCACCTTTGTTCATACCACCAAACAACTTTTTATCCATTGCAGGCCAGCCTGTTGTAATCTGTCCATTGTTATCTTTAAGTGCCATAAGTCTTGCACGAGGATCAGCAAAGTAATCTGTGCCCATGTCCTTTGTAAGACTTATTTGTACTGCATCTTTAATAATCTTTTCTACTGGTTCATATGTGCCTTTTTCTAATAAGTCTGCACTCTTAAGTATTGCACGTTCCAGTTCCTGTCTTTTAGTAAAACCTTCAAACTCTGCTAGAAACCAATCATTATGGCTTTCACTTATATCAGGCACTGGCTTTAGCTCAACACCTGTAACTGCACGAACTTGTTCATAAGTAGGCAAAGCACCATGTTCATCACTATGTTCTTTTATAAACTTTGCAGTATCAGTTAGACTCCTGTCAAAGTTTTGCACATTATAAATGTTCTGTACACGCACAAAATTTTGTGCATCATTCATCATCATTTCTAAAAATAATTTTTGTAAATCTGTTGTATATTCTTTAGCCATTAACACTTCCCACAGTTGAACAGACAATAGTCTGGCTTAGTATCATGTATTGTAGCATAAAAATTACTAAAACGCCTAATACATTCGCTTAATTTATTATCTTTTATTGTCATTTTATTTTTATACCATTCACTTTTATAGTAAAAGTTATAATGTTTAGTATCACAACAAGGGGTATATGTACCATCTGCTGCTATATAATGTTTTGTATTATTTTTACACCTAGGATCTATTTCTAAACTTTCACTATCTATCTTAAATTGTTGCTTTGCTTTATGTTTACTACCAAAAAAATTTTTATGAGGGCGTAAATAATCACTACCATTGTTCCATCTTTCACTAGGCATCAATACAAATTCATCCATTCCTAATTTGTATGCAAGTTCTTTTGTATACTCTATATCATTTATGTTGAATGCAAAAGGAATATATTTCCATATTATTTTGACATTGCTTTTCACACATACTTCAATCCCATCTTTTATACTATTCCAATCACCATTTACTCTATATTTTGTAAAATTTTCTGGTGTCCCATCAATACTAAAATTGATAATATCTTTACTATCAAGTAGACTTACTAATTTTTCCCACCATTGTTTATTTTTTCTACTGCCATTTGTAGTTATTCCTACACTCTCACATTTTTGTTTGGATAATTTAATTAAACTTAAAAAATCTCTATGATATATAGGATCACCTAAGTTGCCACAAACATTAATGTGTCTTACAGGAACATCAATAAAATTAAAAAATTTATTAATGTCTAAATCTTGTATAGAAAAATTATTATTACCAAATTTGTTTATAAAAGTGGTTCGTTCACATCTTGGACAAGCGAGTGTGCATCTACTAGTCGGCTCAATGTGTAGATCTACCATCGCTTTCTCTGTAAATTTATTTTAAGACGCATAGTTTGCTTTGCATCTATAATACTTTTAAGTGTAAACAGTTTTCCATATCTTACAACTGCGTCATTTACATCTTTAACATCACTTTCCCATTCAGGAAAACTAACACTCCAACCAAACTCCAGTGCATCATCAATTAGTTTTTGTCCTGCACGATCTTTATCTGGCACAAGTATAACTTCTCTACCTAGTGTATCTATAATCTGTGCTTGTGTTTCGCTACAACGATTACTCAATATACCTACTCCACCTATACACATTGCATCTAGCAGTCCTTCTGTTACTACTACAAACCTACTGTTAGACAACTGATTATCAATGCCATAAACGAAACCACTATCATGACTAGTAAAATATTTGGGTCTTGATTCATCGTCGATACTCCTTGCACTAAATCCAATTGTTTTTCCTTGCCAAGTAAAAGGAACAATTAGTCTTTTCCACATGCCAGCAGCTTTGCTATTGCTATACATAATTTTACCTAATGGCAAAGCTCTACTTTCAGCATATAATCTTATATGATCTGGTAATTGATTTGTACTATTCTCAGGTAATTCTCTAGGACTAAATTCTACTGTAAACGTTTCGTCATCTTCTAAAACTTCTTCAACTGTATCTTTTATACGTAATGCTTCTATGTTAAGCATCTGTCTGGTGTTCTCATCAACACCTAACCAAGTAAGCAGTTTCCTTAGTTTAAAACTAATATGTCTACCGGGTTGCCAACCTGTCTTAAAATTACAATTGAAACAATGATAACTTATAGCATCACCTGAAGCAATTACTCCGCCTCTGTTACGTTTGTCCATGCTTTCGCCATTGTGATGACAACAAACTGCATTAAAACTAATCCAGCCATTAGTAGTTCTCTTTTGTTTGCCAGGCAAACTATCTATGATCGTTTGTTGAATACTATTCAAAAGTCAACATCTCTGCCGTTTATATTGTAAGTACCGTGTGTAAAACCTGCGTCCATCTTTTCGACTTCAGTCATGTTGTCACTGTCAATCCTGCGATTAGGATCTCGTTTCATTTGTTGTAGGCGGTCTTCTGCACTGTCTTTGCCACACACAGAGCAAACGCCTGTAGCACCACCGCAACTGCCGCTTACACGTCGGCCTCTTAGGAGGCCTATAGCCATGATCGCCGTAATGACTAAAAAGAATACCAAACATAGTGCAAAAACCTCCAAACCCATTACTTCATCTTTTGTATATCTTTATAAGTACACTCGTCTTCAATACTTATCTCACTATCAGTTTCTATCCATAGTTTAGCACCACAACTAAGTGGTTTATCGGGTTTGTAAACCATACGACTTGGTCCGTGTATTTCTACTGCACTACCATATCTAGCCTTGCTACCTTCCTGTACTCTGCAAACAGGAAGTTCTCTGCCATGTTTTTCGTTTTGTTGTATAATATTTCTATTAATGTGTATATACTTCTTCATTGTGTTATTATATGACTTTTTACAAATTCAGTCAACCTTATAGTAAAATATTCATGCCCTGCTTCATTTGGGTGTCCATTTTTTGCTATTAAATCTAATCTATTGTCTTCTGCTATTGCACGTCTTAACATACTGTCCATACTGTTTCCATCAATAAAATAATTTGAATATTGTGTTGCTTTATGATGACCCAGTGCATTAAATTGTATTACTGGAATATTCATTGATTTGCAAATACTGTTAACAATAAATTTTGCATTATCTGTGTACATATCATAGCTTTCCTTATCAGACTTTATAACCCATTCACGGGCAGACTGTGGCCATCCATGATTGTCACCAGCAAAGCCGTTATGAGTCCAAGTATTATTAGTATACCAACTCATTCTAGTTTTTTCTGTCCAACCTATACAAATTATAATTTTATCTTGTGAATCGTATGTATTAAGGAAATATGTTGAAACTTGTTGTGCTATTGCAAAGTTACTGTTTGCTGGTTCTGCTAAATTATCAAACTGATAACCTAAGTTATTAGCAAGTCTGCCTAGCCATACATTGTTATTTCTATAACGTGTGTTAGCATGATGATACTCATTGCCTAACTTAGGATCTACAAGTTCACTGCCATAAGTGAAACTACAACCAAAGCCTACAAGTTTCATTATGGTCTATATAATACTTGACTCAATGTTCCTGAAGTTGTTGTACGTACAAAACGAACTGCACTATATACACCAGTAAAGTTAATGTATGCATTGTCTGTCTGGTCAGTATAGTTTGTTGTAGATATTGTTGTAAAGTCTGCGTTTTGAATACTATTACTTGGATTGATTGAACCTTGTATTTCCAGGCTACCTGTGAACGAACTGCTGAAATAAACTTGAGCAGTGTGTTGTGCAGTATTACGATTAATATATGGATCTATTGCTATTGAGCTTCCTGTATTTCCACCACCAAATGCTTCGATTGTACTTTCTTTGAAAGCAGGATACATTCCTTCAGTAACTTCTAGTGTACCGTTGGCACTATAATTATCATCTGCGTATGCAGGACTTGTTCTACCTTCTGGATTTGTAACTTTTAAACTGTAACTGTAAAACTTTGCATCTAAATTAAGTAAGTCACCTTCTGTAATAGTTGCTTCAAATAATCCTCTACGTGGATCGATTGCAGTAAGGGCACGTTCAACATATGCTACACTATTTTCTTTATCCATAATAATAATGTTTGCAGTATGGTCTGTCATTACGACACGTTTTTGATCACGGTTTTTAAATTCTATTCGTATGTAATTGTCTATGCCTCTATAGACTTTTATATTGGGGGTGTAAAACATGCTCATGAGATTATTGACTCCAGTATCAGTTACAACTGCAGTGTGTAATTGTGTATATAAATATCCAGTAGTAACAGTCATACTGTATTTATAAGAGATAGAATGCCACCATTAGCAGAAGAAATATTTGAACAATATCCATTTTTAAGTTTAGTTACATATGGTGGACAAGAGTACGTAGGTATAATACAAAACCAAGACGATAGTTTTCTAAGTATGTATGACTATAGTAAAATAGATTCTGATCTTAAAACATTATTTTTAGAACTAGGTGATGCTTGGTGGTGGGAATCAAATAGGACTATACCTATAAATTTATTTCTAAAAAAGGATTTTATACCATTTAGTAGATATCTTATTACATTTAATATAAAAGACACAGAAGTTGTGCGTGGTCCTAGTGTTAGCATAGCAGAACTTGCTAAGAAAAGAAGCAAGCGACGTAATATACAATTAGTGAAAAAAGTTAAATAGAACATGGACTTCTTACTATTGCTTCTGATTAAGCATGCCATTGTAGATCTTGGCGTCCAAAGTCAACTACAAAACATTAACAAAAGTTTTTACTTTGGAAATGGACATATCCACTACATGCACCATGGTATAAGCACTTTAGTCATTGCAGGATTATTTTTGCCTGCCATACCTGCAATTTTATGTGCATTTATAGACTATTTTATACATTGGCAAATAGATTATTCTAAACATAAAGCAAATAGTTTCTTGAATGTGCAATCTAGATCTACTACGTGGTGGTATACAAATGTTATAGATCAATGTTTACATTTTACTACATATTACTTTTTAGTAAAATATTCTAATGCATTGTCTTTTTTGATTTTTTGGTAAGTTCATAGCCAGGAAAGTCTTCTTCTACAGTATCTATTACGTGACCTAACATACTTTTTATTTGATCATCTGTAAGTAATCCTTTATATAATACAAGTGCATGTTTAAGAAGCATTGTTGCCATATACATATGATCATCTTCATCTTTTATATTTTTATCTATATGCTTTGTAAGATTTTCTTGTATTTCTTGCATTCTTTCTAAATTATTTTTCATTTTGTTCCTCTAATATATTCATATGAACTACAACTAATTGTGCATAGGCTACTGCGTGTGCTTTCTTAAAACTATAACTATCCTGTCCTGCTTTGTGCCATATAGTTTCTCCTACTTCACGCCATGTTTTTCCTATTAGGTGTCTTTTTGCAGGACGTATAACTGCTAAGAACATTGCCATACGAGGTATACTAGTTATATCCTCAGGCATTCTAGCCATTGTCTCGAAGTGTTTACCAACGTGTATTAGTTGCTCAAAGAAATCTCTATTGTGTAAATTAGACCAATTAGGCTCTCTCATCATTTCCACTAAGTGTATTTCATTTTTTATATGTTGATAAACATTTACATTAAGTAAATCTAATTTGAAGTATCCTAAACTTTCAGCAGTTTTATGATCTACAGTTGCAATTCCATCATGTGCTTGTGGAACTTTATTAAAATAAACACCTGTATTATGCTTATTGCCATTTTCTAACCTTGCTCCTATACCCTTCACATGTTTTAGTAAATGTGTTCTATCAGCAAAGTCTATATCTACATCTGGCATGTCGTATATCATTTTACAATTCCTAGTTTATTATATATTTTATTTGCAAATTCTTTATGTGCATTTGTATTAGGATGTCCATGTCTTTCTTCACTGTCATAAGGTTTATATCCTGAATCAAAAGCATCCTTTACAAAACTATATTGTAACAAATCAAAACTATTCTTGTCATTAAACTCGTAATAAAAATCCTTAAGAGATTCTAAATCTTTATCTATTCTACGTATATCTTGTGCCACATCTGCAGCCCAAAAAATACACAAATCATAACCTAAACTTTTACATAAATGTAAAAGTAAACAGGCCTGGTGCAATGTATTAGTAATTGCACTAGATACATTCAATATCTTTCCCCATTCCTTAATATAATTTTTATAAAAAATTGGAAGAGTAATATTATGGGTTGTCTCTGTAATTGCCTGGAAACTTGCAAACTCTCCATCATCATAGTCAAATTGATACCATTTGTTAATACCATGATTTTCAATCCATATTTCTGTTCTAAACCAAAATGTTAACCCTACACAAACTAGACACTCATTTATTCCGTTGTGTTTTAATTTCAGCAAATCTCGTGTAGTAGTTCTAAATATTCTATCATTACTGCTACCTTTGATTCCTTTATGTAACAAGTCTTTACCTGTTATATCACTTAAATAATCACCGTAATTCTTTCCATTAGATAAACTATAACTGCATCCATTTACATAGATCATAGTCCAGCCTCTTTAAGAATATGTTTAACCCATTCTGTATCTGCAAAGTAATCTACAAATTTACGTTTCCAGAAGTCAGGATCTATATAGGGAAATATCATTTCTATCTGTTCAGGGTTTAATTTATCTAATGCATCCTGTCCAGTTTTACAGTTAAATATTATCCAACTACTAATCCTGCCTGTAGTTATATCTTTTACAAGAATATTACTATTAGTATAACAGAAGTAATGATTGAATACACTTTCTTTTTCTTCAGCCCAGGCTTCCATAGTTTTTATACTACGTTCCAGTGCATCTTGTGTTGCTTCTGTACGTAAATGTTCAAACAAATATTCTTGATAAACTATGTCCTTAGTCCAATAGTCTAGTTTTTTATTACTTTTAATTACATAGTCTATAAACTTTTGTGTATTGATAGCACGTATGTTTACCATATGTCTACCAAACTTTACAAATGCATTGTAATAAGGACTAGTACTAAAGTCTGCATATGTTTTAAACTTTGCACTGCCTTGTGTCAGCTCATAAAAACGTAAGTAAGCCGTCATGCCTAATTTGACCCCGGGCTCATTTTCTTGTTGGGCACGACGCTTAGGTTCACAAAGATGTGCCGCAAGAGTACTCTCTTTACGATATGATTTGCCACAGTATTGGCATGTAAAATCTTTGCTTTCCATTGTACGATTTATTATAGCATCTTTTATTATTTCTGTAAACTGTTGATTCATGCATCACCATACAACTTTGCTATCTCTTTCAAATCCTTGTCAGTATACATTTCTGTCAGCATATCTAGTTCATCACTTTTGGCACATGGATGTAACCTTTCTACTTCTTTACGTCTTTTGCTACTGTTATTCTTATCTTTCTTTTTGTGTCCTACCCACTGATGAAATTGTGTACCCATACCAGGACTTACTGTGCATAATAACTGCCACACTAGTTTAGGATGCTTTGCTAATTCGAAGTATGTACAATTAACACGTTGGTTACCTGCCATAAGATAATATGCTTGTAATTCATTTGAGCCTTTTACAAGACTTACATAACGATTTAGCAAGAATGGTGATAATTGTTTTTGGTGTTCTGGTGTAAGACGATCATAGAAGCCATAGTCTTTTTTATCTATTGCCGCTAGTACTGTGTTTAGTGGTACTTTGTTAGACATAAATGTTCATCCAAAAAGGTTTGCCAATTTTCTTCTGTAATATCATCTACTGACCAATTTCTTAGCTTACCGCCAGCAAATTCCTCAAGGCTATTTTCATATTCATACATAAATATTTTTTCCATAGCTCTAAATTCCCATTTATTGAAAATACTAACGTTTTGCTCGATATAACTTTGTGCATATTTAATTTTATGATCAGGACAAACTGAGTTATGTACAGTATAGTATAATTGTATCAGAGAATACAAATTAAAAATTTCATTATAACTAATGTTTATAGCCCAAGGTTTTGGTGAGAATTCGTCCCAACGATCTGGATTATCGTTTGTTTTAAATTCATCAAAAATACTAACATAAAAACAATCCATTATCCATTGCAGAGAATGCAATTTTAAATCCCATTGTTCACGGTTTTTGAAAGCATGATTAAATGACATTCTAAATTGTTCCTGTAAATTACTATGGGTAATACGAATTATTTGTTTTCCTGGATTTATTTTAGCACAGTGTTCTGATAAGTCGAAAGAAGTCATCCCTGATTCAAACAAAGATCTGATATTTGTATATTTGGAAATAGGATCATACGTGATGTAATCATATGGAAGCTCTGCTTTTAATTTATCAAATGCAGAATTTAATAGAAATGTATCCTTGGGCGTTTTCCATCCATCTACTTTTATGCCAGCTTCTGTATCCAAAAATTCAGTATGTAAAAAGTGGCCTAAAAAATGTCCACTTCCTCCTGCAGTAAAACATACAACATAATTATTCATACTTTATTCCATTATCAATTATTGCATCACTAAATGCTAACATAAACATCCGTGCATCGTCAAGTTTTTCAAACTCTAAAACAATTGTTTTAGTTGGATCTTCTAGAGTTACACTATAATCATTTCTGTCTCTATTCTCCAAATACTTTTTAATCCTTTCCCAGATATTTTCCATACCAGCAAGTTGTTTACGAGTAGTTTGGTAGTTTACATATGCACTCCAGGTAAACTTTCTATAGTCAATTCTTGTTATCTTACCAGGCTCTATCAATGCTAACAATTTCGTTTTGTTTGTTTATATCTTTTGCACAATACACACATTTTGGATTTTCTACTCCAGTCTCAATAGGTATTGCTAGTATCTGTCCTTGTTTTAGTTTTGGAAAAAACCATTTGACATCACTGTAAATGTCTACAATGTTTACAGGCAAATAGTCATGTCTAAAATCTCCGATCGGATTGAATAGGAATGCATCAAATCCTCTATCATTTAAACTACTGAAGTTTAGCATTTCTAAATCGCCAATGTGTCTATCACCAATTAATATTTTCCAATCAACAGGCATACGAATTTTATGCTTGCCTATTTCTAATACAACTGCAGGGCTATTAAAACTTTCTAAAAATATAAGTGGTATAAAAAAATAATCTGGGTCTGCAGGATTACTATTATCTAATATTGCAAATCTTAAATCATCTACCTCATCTGGTATATCATTCATTTCATATGCAGTATTCTCTAATGTTAATATTCTCATATTAATTCCAATCCGATAAATGTGTTAAGGCCGCTTCTGCAACCTTTGATGTGTCTTCCCAAACAGTATGATTTATAAAATTATTAGCCTCTGCTTGCATAGCCATATCAAATAACTGTGGAGATTCATTAGGATAAACTTTTCCTTTTGCCCAAGTCCAATCCATGTTTCTTATTTCTGGCCAATTAGGAAAGAAAAAATAATCAATTCCTTTTCTTTCTAAAAGTTCTATTGCACTACTAAAGTACCAATATGTTTGCATTTCAGCAAGTTCTTCTACAAAAAAATACTTTTCATAAATCTTTTTTATATCTGGACTTAGTCCTAAATCTACTTTACTAAACCCACCTGTGTGGCATAAACTTCCTTCTTCATTCCTATAGGAAAAACGATAAGGACTAGATGCACAAAAGAATATATAATCTGGTTTATAATCTTCTATTGCTTGATCTATTTGTAATCTAATGCCTACATTATTGACGCCGCCATGTGCCAGATTGATATGTTGCCAATTTTTGTTACTAGCAACTATATCAACTATTGATGGACTATGCAAACTTAATTGGTATGCTTCTTGTATATCATTCTGTATCTCTGGATCTAAATTGTCTATAGCAACTGTTTTACTTACAGAAAATTCTGGCCAATCGTCTCCTTTAAGATTATCCCAAGCCTCTCGTGTTGATGTAAAGAAACTATCGCCACAAGAAACAACTGTATTCATATTAATATACCTCTTTTATTTTATCAGCAATGCCATATTTGACTGCTTCTTTTGCACTCAGCCATACATCCTCTGCAGGTAATAATAGTTCTCTAATTTTCTTTTCAGACATTCCTGTACATTTTTTGTAATGTTCTATCATACGTTCAGTGCTTAGTTCAAATTCACGTACTCTTGCAAATAGTTCATGTTCCTTACCACTGCTTCCCCAACTGTATTGGTGTGAAAGGATACTTGTATTAGGAGTTATAATACGTCTACCTTTTGTGCCACTCATAAATGTTAGTACACCACAACTTGCAATTAGTCCTAATCCAACAGTTTTAATTGGAATAGCACTGCCTTTCATAGTATCAATAAGAGCAAAAGCAGCGTGAACACTACCTCCTGGACTGTTAATAATTAGTATAAGTTCTTTGGGTCTTAGTTTTGAAGGCAATAAATTCTTTTCTATAATCCATTGTACTATTGGCTTTGTAGATTCAAATGTAAATCCATCTGCCATATAATAGATGCCGTTTTCCCACATCATACTCCCAGGATCAGGTATTCCTGCTTGGTCTTTTGCCATTATCTTTTACCCTGTCCTCTATAAGCCTTGTATGATCTTCTTTTATGTTTGTTCATTTTACACAGTGAAGGTTTTCTACCAATGCTTGTTTTTGAAAATGTAGGTTCATGCGATGATACTGGTCGAAACATTTTTGCCATATTTTATTCCTTTATATATTCCAATCGGCTTTCTCAACCGTAAATGGATAGTTTGCTTCTTTATAGAAGTTTTTACGTTTTGTTAGATGTCTTTTTGCAAACTTGCAAGTACTGGTTATATCCCAGATTTGTACGAAGTCTTTGTCTTCTGCTTTTCGGATTCCACGTCCAATACTTTGGATAACCCTAACAAAAGACTTACCAGGCTCAATAAGCACAAGATTAAAAATGCGAGGAATGTTAATCCCCACCGCCGCCACCCCGTAGGTTGCAATGATAACCTTTCCTGTAGCAGTTGATACCTCGTCATATTCT